GGAAAGCCAATTGGAGTAAGAGAATACCAGAAGGTAGCTTTTATTCATGCAATGAGAAACAAGAGAGCATTGTTGCTTTCACCTACTGCATCAGGTAAATCACTTATAATCTATTTGATTGTGAGACAGTTGCTCAAATATAAGTGTTCAAAGGGGCTGATCGTGGTACCAACAACCTCTCTTGTGGAGCAATTATACACCGATTTCGAAGATTATTCAAGTGCTAATGGCTGGTCTGCCGAAAATAATGTGCATAAAATATATCAAGGTAGAGATAAGAATTCGGATTTGCCACTTACAATTACTACATGGCAATCTGTGTACCAATTACCTGAAGATTATTTTGAGAAGTTTGATTTCATTATTGGTGATGAAGCACACTTATTTAAAGCTAATTCATTAACAAGTATTCTCAAGAATGCAATCAATGCTAAGTATAGAATTGGTACAACGGGAACATTAGACGGAACAAAGACACATAAATTGGTTCTTGAAGGTCTATTTGGTACAGTATTGCAGGTCACTACAACTAAAGAGTTAATGGACAATAAAGAGGTTGCTGATTTCAAAATCAAGTGCCTAGTACTAAAGCATGATGATGAACTTTGTAAACTATTGAAAGGTAAGACTTACCAGGAAGAAATTGAATATCTAATCCAGAATGAAAATAGAAACAAATTCATTAAGAATCTGACAGTTTCACTTAAAGGTAATACACTTTTGTTGTATAATTATGTTGACAAACATGGTAAAATACTGTATAATCTAATCAAGGAAACTAAGAACCTGGGTGATAGAAAAGTATTCTTTGTGCATGGTAAAACCGATACCGACACACGAGAGGATATCAGAAGAATTACTGAGTCTGAAAGTGATGCTATTATCGTAGCTTCTTACGGAACATTCTCTACAGGTATTAATATCCGTAATTTACATAATGTTATTTACGCATCACCATCCAAATCGAGAGTAAGAAACTTACAATCAATTGGTAGAAGTTTGCGTTTGGGTGAGAACAAAACCGAAGCTGTTCTGTACGATATTGCAGATGATTTACGTTATAAAGATCATATGAATTTTACTTTGCAGCATTTTGTGGAAAGAACTAAGATATATAATGAACAACAATTCGTGTACAAACTATACAAGATTGGGCTAAAGAATGGAGCTAATCAAGTTACTCAGACTTAATAACGGCGAAGACCTTATTTCATATGTCGAAGACTATGGTACAGGTGAGGTCATTCTACGTTCTCCCATGGCAGTCTTGGTCAAGCATGACCCTAGGACAAATAAACAAACAGTTTTGATGGATCATTGGTTACCAACTTCTATCATTATGAAAAATGAGGTTGTCTTAAAGACTTCCGAGATTTTGTGTACTATGGACTCCAGTTCTGCCATCAATGAGTACTATGAAAATGCGATTATGACAATCGACAAATTCAACAACTCTGATGCTTCCGCATCTTCTGACGAAGAACTAACTCAAGAGGAGATGTCCATTATTATGGACCAAGGTCATCTGGTTGGTTCCAAATTAATTCATTAAAGTTATTTGAAAAGGCTACATACCGGACTATACGCCTTTGTCAAGTAAAAGTCAATACATTATTATGGTAAACATGACAACACCTACTACAAACAACAAAAAACACTACATAAACAACGCTGATTTCTGTGCAGCACTCACCAAGTACAAAGAAGGTGTAGCAGAAGCAAAGAAGCTTGGCAAAGAAAATCCACCAATTCCTAACTATATTGGTGAATGCTTTATGAAGATTGCAGAGGGTCTATCGCACAAACCCAACTTCATCAACTACCCATTCCGTGAAGAAATGGTATCAGATGGCATCGAGAACTGCTTGATGTATTTTGCAAACTTCGATACATCCAAATCTAGCAATGCGTTTGCTTACTTCACACAGATCATTTACTTTGCATTCTTACGTAGGATTCAAAAAGAAAAGAAACAACTTTATGTGAAGTACAAAGCTACAGAACAGTTTGGTATCCTGGATGAAAGTGAAATGCTGGGTTACGAAGAAGCTACCGGCAAACAATATGAAGTGTATGATAACATTTCCGAGTTCATTGAAAACTTCGAAGAAACTCGAAAGAAGAAAAAAGATATAAAGAAAGACAAGGGTATCGAAAAATTCTTAGAACTTGATGAGGTAATTAAAGATGACGAAGACAGTGAAGATTGAAGAATACAAAGTAGGATTCACCTGCTCTTGCTTTGACTTGTTCCATGCAGGTCACATTCTCATGCTCAAAGAAGCGAAAGAACAGTGTGACTATCTTATTGTTGGTTTACAGACAGACCCAACATTGGATAGACCGGAGAAAAATTCACCTGTACAATCCATTACCGAACGTTTCATTCAACTAGAAGGATGCAAATACGTGGATGAGATTATCGTATATGCTACCGAAAAAGACTTAATGGATGTATTGACTTCATACAAGATTGATGTTAGAATACTTGGAGAAGAATATCTTGTCAAGCCTTTCACAGGCAAAGAATTGAATATGGAATTCTATTACAACAGACGCAGACATGGTTTCTCAACAACGGAGCTACGTAAGCGCATCAGAGAATCTTGATTATGCAATACAATGAAGAAAACTTGAAGAAGGTTAGTGAGATCATCAAACGAAATCTTACACCTGATTTATTACCCAAAAAATGGGTAGAGCGTAATGCCAGCAATCCAACATTTGGACATTGCCATAATTCCGCAGGTTGCCTTCAAAAAGTATTTGGTTCCAAGAATATCAAAATGTATCGTGCCCTAGATAATGAGGGCATCTATCATTGGTGGGCAGTCGATATCACTGGCAAGTTGATTGACTTGACTGCTGAACAATATACATCCACTGGGCGTCAACCACCATATGCTACGAGTGCAGGTGAAAAATCATCTATTCTCGGATTCGAATATCGCAAGCGTGTGCAACGTTTATATGAAATCGTTTTGGCTGAACTAGAGAAAGAAACCACAGAACAATGAAAGTTGCAATCATTACCGATCAACACTTCGGTGCAAGAAACGATTCACTCCACTTTCTAGACTTCTATGAGAAGTTCTATTCAGAAACATTCTTTCCTCGATTGGAAAAGGATAAGATCGATACAGTTCTGATTCTAGGTGATACCTTTGATCGTCGTAAGTATGTGAACTTCTATACACTACAACGTGCCAAGAAGATGTTCTTTGATGTTCTAGCAGAGAAGGATATCAAAGTATACATGCTCGTGGGCAATCACGACACATATTACAAGAATACAAACGAAGTGAATTCACCTGAGTTATTGCTCATGGATGAATATGACAATATCACAATTATTGCAGACCCACAACACATCAATATAGATGGCGTCGAAATTGCTATGATGCCTTGGATTTGTCCAGAAAACTATGAAGCATCGATGAAGTTGCTCAAAGATTCTACTGCTACAATCTGCATGGGCCACTTTGAGATTACGGGTTTCCAAATGTATCGTGGTGCACCATCACATGATGGGTTATCACCAGATTCGTTCTCAAAGTTTGATACTGTATTTTCTGGTCACTACCATCACAAATCTGACCGAGGTAATATTCATTACTTGGGTAATCCGTACGAACTGACATGGCAAGATTATGATGATGCTCGTGGCTTTCACATCTTCGACATAAAGACCTCTAAGAAAACCTTCGTCAAAAATCCTAATACGATGTTCCAGCGTATCGTATATGATGACAAGAAAGATTCAATCAAAACCATCAATGACATGGACTTGTCAGGTTACAAGAACAAATACATTAAAGTTGTTGTAGTCAATAAGACCAATCCATACTTGTTCGATACATTCATCAACCGTCTTTATTCGATTGGACTAATTGATGTGACTATTGTTGAAGATGTTGTTGATTTGGATTCCGAAGATGATGATAACGTGGATCAAACCGAAGATACCACAACAATCTTAAATAAGTACGTAGACAACTTGACAACTGACCTCAAAAAAGATAAAATTAAAGTATTGCTGCGAGAACTATACGTCGAAGCATTGAACGGGGATTAATAATGATTTTGTTTACTACTATCAGATGGAAGAATATGCTTTCCACTGGTAATGCTTTCACTGAAATTAAACTGAATAAATCGACCAACACATTAATCGTTGGTCAAAATGGTGCTGGTAAATCTACTATCTTGGATGCACTGACGTTTGCACTATTCAATAAACCATTCCGTAAGATCAATAAACCACAACTTGTCAATACTATCAATGACCGTGATTGTGTGGTTGAAGTTGAGTTCACTATCGGTAAGAAAGTCTATAAGGTTATTCGAGGAATTAAACCAAATATCTTTGAGATTCACTGTGACGGTAAGCTGATTGACCAAGACGCTAAGATTGGTGACTATCAAGAGTACTTGGAAAATGTAGTACTAAAGTTAAACTATAAATCTTTCACACAGGTAGTTGTGTTGGGTTCTGCTGCTTTTGTTCCATTTATGCAACTTTCTGCTGCGGATCGTAGGACTATTATTGAAGATTTGCTAGACATTTCTATCTTCTCCTCTATGAACAAGCTGGTTAAAGATCGTGTTTCTTCCACAAAAGATAACCAGAAAACGATTGATTATGAAATCAAATTGACAGAAGAAAAGATTGCAATGCAAATGCAGAGTTTGGAAGACCAGAAGAAGAATTCTGATGTTGAGATTGCGACCAAATTGGCTGAGGTCGAAATGAACAATCAATTCATCACAGCAACAAACAATGTGATTGCGGAAATAGAATCTCAGATTGAAACTCTTGAATTGATTAATGCTGAGAATGGTGACTTATCACACAAGAGTAGCAAACTTTTACAGATTGAAAGTAAGTTTGAAGATAATATCTCTAAATTAAAATCGGACATTCAGTTTTATAGTGATAATGATAATTGTCCATCCTGTCAACAGACTATTACAGAAGAACACAAATGCAAATCTGTTGATGAGAAGAATAAAAAGATAGAAGAAATCTCAGCGGCAGCGGTTAAACTTAGTGCAGAAATTGCCAAGGTTTCCGATCAATTGGCTGATGTTGCTTCTAGACAGAAAGAGATTCGTGAACTACAGTCGGACATGGTTAAACTGAATACTCAAGTTACAAGTACTAATGCCTATAATACAAAAGTATTACTTGAGGTTGATCAACTGAAGAAACGTTCGATTTCACTTGAAAAAGACAACGAAAAACTAAAAGAACTTAATAAATCGCTGGTTGATTCCAAGAAGGCCGCTGAGAAGTTGTCTGCTGATAAACAATATCTTGAGTTTGCCGCTACACTATTAAAAGATACAGGCATCAAGACCAAGATTATCAAGCAGTATCTTCCTGTTATGAACAAGCTAAT